GCATCTATATAACTTGAAGTAGTTGCACCGCTTTCCATTCTAAATAACAAATGAGTAGAATCTATATTTTTAACGTAAACTGATGCCGTATTTGTCTCCGTAACATATCCTCCAGTAATATCAACAGAAGAGTTTACACCAGTAGCGGCTGCTGTACTTGTTCGTGTTATTTTTGTAGAAGTATTTGCACCGTCAGGAGCTGTTGAAAATGATGACGATGCAGTGACGTTTGTCCTACTCCAAGCGCCAGTTAAAGGGGCATATTGAAAATATTCCGAAAACCTAGACTTATTTGTAGATTGAGGTTCTAATAATAAGCTCGGACAACTTGAATTTGTGTAGTCCAATCTTGGCAAATTACTTCCATTTGTTTCTATTACTCCGCTAGAATTTACTCTTGTACCGTTTCCGCTTTGTTGGTAATAAAAAACTTTATTATTTTGTTGAGGTAAAACGTTGTAAACTACTCCGTAATAACCTGATTTGTACCCACTTGGTATCATTAATATTGTTGGTAATGTTGCCATATTTTTTTATTTTAAAAATTCCTTGTATTTGTTTTTAAACATTCACTATCTTCTAAAGTACCCCCATCTGTTGGAACTCTCTGTATATAAGTTAAATATAAAGATGATAATAAAGGCAATATATAATCTTCATATATTGAGCCCCAATATATATTGTTTAAATTATAGGGTTGACCCCACCAAGATTTCAAATATATTTCGTTTGCCATTTTATTTTTCCTTTACCTTTGTTAAATATTTTTTTAATTTAACGCAATTTTTTTCTTTTGGTTTGTATGTTTTTTTACTCATATTATAATACCCAATTTGAAGGGTTAGTATTTCTATCGGGGTCGACGTCAGAATCTTGATTGTTTAAATATTCAGGAAATACGTCACTATTAAAGCAAATGTAATCAACAAACCTTCTTGTGTAATATTCTGCAAAATCTCTTTGTTTGCTTACTAAGAAATCAATTTCGCTTTTACTTACTGTTTCGCTATTTTCTGAACTATGTTTAAATACACCTCCATTTTTAATTTGATACGCTGCGAAAGGTAAATAATCAACCATAGCATAGTGAATCAACATTGGTTGAATATATGTCGTAACAAGGTTTAAATAATCGCCTGCCAAAGTTCCTGCTGTAATATCAGCAGATATTCTATCATATAATTTACTACCTAAATAGTTTTGAATATGAATCTCTTGTGCTATTTTAACAAACTGAATAAATTTATCAGTATCAACGTTTCCGTCAATAATTGAATTTTTTACTAAGTCCGTTCTACTTATAAAAAGTGCTGTTGCCATATATATTATTTATTTACAAATCCGTTGTTCGGCATATCTGTTGGTCGCATTGCAACCTCTTTTGCGTTTACTTCGGGTTTAAATCCTTCTTTTTTTGCTTTGTTTACACTTACTTCTGCGTTTGGGTTTCCAACATCAGGTTTTAAATTTTTTCCTTTTGCCATATACGTTTTACGCATCCAAAAATGATGGCAATCTCCACCGCCTTTATATAGCCAGATACTATAAGTGTCAGCTCCATTTAATCCCCATCCTTCATTGACTTTTTTAGAACCCATTGCAATAATATCTTCTTTGCGATATATTTTTTTAGCCGATACCATTTTCTGACAAAAACCTCTACTATTATCGCTCGCTCTCAAAGGTGCGTATTGATAACGAACTTTAAATTTTACTTCTTCTTCATTTTCTCCGTCTTGCTCGCTTTTTGCGTTTGGTCTTGCTGTTCCAGTTGTTACAAAATTCCAAACCTTAGATAATAAACTTTTATTTTTTGATTTTAATTTTTCTAATTCGTTATCTAGTTCATCCTCTAAATCATAATCAACTTGTCTTTCGTCAATAAGTTCCCAATTTTCTAAATCTTCGTCTTCTCCGTATTCCTCTAATTTTGAAAACATTTTTTTCATTTTAACACCAGTTTCTTCTTCTCTTGTTTCTTCGTCTTGTACATTTTCTAAATCTAAAAACTGCAAAGGCTGTAAGGTCTTAAAATATAGGTTTAAAGAAACACCATTAAAAGAAAGTATTTTGTCAAAGGCATCTATTAAAAGTTCCTGAAAAGGTATAATAACCGTATTGTGCATTAATATTGAAGCTGTCTTTAATTCATCAGCATTATTACCAAATCCACTCGAATCTTTTATTCCTAATAACATAGGCGAAACAACTCTGTGGGCCACCATTATTTTCTTTTGTGATTCATCACTTAAAAATTGGTATTGATTATGCGCATCTGATAATTGAACAGGTGTAATGTCCGCTTGTGCTTCTTTATTATCGTTAAAAGCTAAAATGAATTTTCCTGCGTTTGAGCTACCTGAAAACTTTTGCTGTATTTTGTTTTCGATTAAAGTTTGCGCTTCTTCATCGGGTGTGCCATTATTAAAATTGATTAACATAGAAGGAGCAAGTCCGTTCATAATATTATTCAAATGATAATTAGAAATTTCTTCTTCTAGTTCAGCATATTGCAAACCACCTTGATAGTCGGGTGTAGAATAGTAGTACATCCCTGCTTTATAAGGCTTAATGTATAAAATTTCAATAGGATTAGGAGATTTTGATAACCCGAAAGATGGTATTCTTAAAGGCTTGTCGCTTGGCTTTGCATTAACCCAATCAGGATGATAGTAGTAAGCTTGCACTTGTTTATCATCAGCACTACATTTTTCAGCTCTTAATGTTTCAATTGGTAAATGTTCAACCTTTTCAATACTTTTTTTATCCTTGGAATAAATTACTTGCATTGCGCATTGTCCCGCTAATTTTAAGTCATAAGCCAAACGCCTAACATCATCCTTTTTAAACAAAGAAATCATTCTCGCATATTGTTCAGGCTTTTTACCGCTATTTGTAGCATCTAAACCCTTCCCATATATCATTTGACTGATAGCGTTTACAACTGCGTTATTTGTTGCACTACCATTATAACGGTCTATTAAAAATTGAAAATAGTTGTTATTAGCACCAAACTCAACCCACTCTTTATTTTTGGTTTCTATTATTTCAGGACTTGTGTAAGTGCTTAAATTAACAAAACTAATTTTTGAGTTACTTTTGCTTTTTGTTGGTACAGTTTTCCTGTTTCTGTTTATGTTTTTGCTCATAATATTATAAAATCGTTATTACCACCTTGGCTCTTATATCCATCCTTATTGATTGTATAGCTATTTCCTAAAACTTGGTTAATTGATTGGTCTGTTGAAAACACCTTGTCTCTATAAATTATATTTAAGTCGTTTAATTCTACTCCTTGCGTATTGTATATTTTTAAATCGTAAAAATGACCCTCTTTTAAGTTGTTTATAATTTCAGAAATAACACTATAATTTCCTGACCTAATAGCAGAAACATCATAAGACGTTGTTTCGTTGGTTTGGTCGTCTCTTAACGTTAAAGTACATAAATTGGTATATTCCCTTGGAATAAATTTTAGCACTTGTAGGGTGTCGTCATTAGGTGTTAAATACTTCATACTTATATAATACTATTATTTTGCTATTTTATTTTTTAAAGCAAAAAAAAAGGAACTCAATTAAGAATCCCTTTAATTTTAATAAAAATAATTACAATACTATGCGTTTGGGTCAATTACAACCGCACTTGTGTTGTCTGTTACTACTGTTGAAACTGTGAAATTTGCAGGTGCTACTTCTTGACCTTCTAAAGTCAAAGTAAATCCGCTTAGGTCTCCCATTGCAGCTCCTGAAACTATTGTACCTCCGTTTACTTCTGCTCCATTTTCTAAACCTACCAAAAAGAAATTTCCGTTATAATCTTCAATTGCAACGTGTGGACGTGCCGAAGCCAATAATTTGATTTGTTCTTGTGTAGCTTTGTCTAAAGTAGTCAAAGTTAAATTTAAAGTTTGTGTATAAAAAGTAGTTCCGTTTTCTCTTGAACTGTTTATTGCAGTTTCTAAAGAAGAATTTCCTTTTATATCAAATTTGAAAAAGTCAGGTGTACCGCTTATTGCTGTAATTTCTCCCGCTACTTCTGTAACCGTTCCAAGTGTACCAAAGTCTGCGAAATAAACCGCCTTTAAGCCACCAACTGAACTTTTACAAGGTAATCCTCTACCCGATGTTAAAATACAAGCCATTGTTTTGTGTGTTTTAAGTTATTAAAAAAGGGGTAAGCAGATGAACTACCTACCCCTTTTTATTATTTATTTATTTGATACTAAGAATAGAAAACTACATCTTCTAAAACTCCGATTTGAACTCCTGCTGTATATCTCATAATGAAACGTACATTTTTAGAGCCATCTAAATCAGCCATATCCAAAACCTTTACTTCGTTATGGTCTGCTAAAAGTCCAGTTCCAAAATATAAGTTAGATTTTAAAGTAGCTACCATTGTATCGTCAGCTAATCCGTTTGCTGCTACAATTTTAACACCGTCGAAATATTGAACGTCAATATCTTGGTTGTTACCAAGTGCATTAACTCCGTTTGCCCCAACTCCGTTAGCTGCAAATCCTCCTAAAGCTCTTTTGTAAGCTCTAAAAACATTTTGAGAAGCATATATATATAGGTCTTCGTTACCGTATAAAGAAGAAGGAATTGCATCTGCAACTTTCCCCAACTCGTCAATTACGTTTGATGCATCAATTGCAACTCCAACGATGTCCTGACCTGCTGGTAAGGTTGCTGCTGTTAATAGTGTAGAGAAACCGTCAAAAGAACCTGCTCCTTCTGTACCACTCCAAACGCTGTTTTCAGTTGCTTCTGCAATTTTACCCGCCATTAATCCGATAAAGTAATCAGAAAAAGTTGAAGGTAAATTATCGTGAGCAGAAAAACCCATTGAAATAGCTTCCCAATCAGATTGGAAAGGTGTTTTACAAAGCTCTAAATTTACTTGTAATTCTTTTGGCTCTAAAATTCTTTCAGTTAATGCAACAGTTCCCGCATCCGTAAAGTCGCAACTTGCGTTTGCAACGATTCCTGATAAATCAACTCTTTTTAAAACTTCTTTGAATTTTACGTTTGGTTTTACTTCGATTAAACCATTTGCGATAGTGTTACCACTCAATAAAGCTGCAGAAATATATTTTCCTGCAAACTCTCCTGCGTATGTACTCGTGATTGTTAATGCCATTTTATTTATTTATTTAATTTATTAAAAATTCTACTTTGAACAGTACTTTTTCCCTTTTGAGAATAAAGGTTAAATTCTTTTTTTTCTGTAATTGCTTCGGGGTTGTGAGTAATTCCTTCAACTTCTGAAAGTTCAACAGATACAACTTCTTCAACTTGTTTAACCTCATCAACTTTTGAAAGCTTTAAAGCTTCAATTTCATTTCTTAGTTTTTCAATTTCTGAAAAGAAAGTTTCTTTACTAATTGATTCAATTACTTTTTTAGCTGTTGGTGTTTCAGTAGATAGTTCTTCTTCTTCAACAACTTCTTCTGTTGGCGCTTCTTCGGTTGGTGCTTCTTCTTCTGCTTCTGCTTCTTTGATTTCAGCAATAATACCTTCCTCTGCAATTACAACAGTTCTACCATCCTCTAAAACATACTCCCCGATTGGTACCGCAACTCTTTCTTCGTCTGCAACGACAAAGATTTCTGCACCTACCTCAAAGGTTTCAGCTTCAAAAATAGCACCATTGTCTAATTTTGCTTGTTCAAACTTTACTTCTATTCCAAGTAAGGTACGAACTTTGTTTAATGTTTCTTTTGTGTTCATATTTATATAATAATTATTAGGGTTAATTTTGCGTTTTGTATTTATTTTTTTTATTATGCTTTCTTTTGAATTATAAACCATTGAATACCATCGCTCCAAACTTGTATCCCTTCATAGGGTTTGTTAATAACATAAGCCTCTGTACTTCCGTCTAAAGTATCTCCTCCAATTGGTGTTAATTCAGTTCTTGTTGCTACTTGGTAACCTCCGTTTGATATAATTCTAATAATTCGGTTTGTGTTATCTAGTGCGCTTGGTAAGTTTAAAATTTGCGTTCCATTTTCTCCGTTCCAAGTTAATCTCAATAAAATAATGTTTTTATAAATCTCATCACTTAAATTAACTGTAACGTCAGGAGAAACCGTTAAATTTGTAGGAATTAAATAATTATCAATTTTATTTAAGGTGGTGCTTTTTGTTGTACCATCTTGAACGATTGCAAATAATTCTCCTCCTTGAAGCTCGCTAGCTATTGGTAAATCACTTATTTTTTTATTTGCCATTATATTTTTATTTTAAAGTTATTTTCTTGCAATATGTAATCTCCATTTTCTTGAAGTAACAAGTCCTCTTGTATTGCATTAATTCTCCCAATACCTTGCTTCCAATATTCGGGAGCGTTACATTTTTGACCTTGGTTATTTGCGCAATCTATCGAATAAGTATTTTTACATTTACAATAAACCGCTCTCATTATGATAATAATTTTTTAAGTTCTGAAAGTTCTTCAATTTCCTTTAATTTTCTTGATGCCCAATTTACACCCGCAGAACCTCCCCAAGCATCCCACATCAAACCACCGCAACCCTCTGAATAAGGTACGTCTTTATGCTGCTGGTGTCTTTTGAATGAAGCCATTCGCGCAATAGTGTCTCTACTTATTGGCTCTCTTTTTGCTAATTGATTAGCTCTATTTTTTCCAGTAGCTTCTCCACACGAACCCCATCCATTAGCTTCCACCCATTTTAAAGCTCTTTTTGCGTTATTTGTAGCACCTTGTGGATAATCTACGTATGACTGTAATTTTTCTTTTGATAAATTTTCTTCTTTTTTTTCTTTTGGTCTTTCTAGCTTATCTGCAAAATATCCTTCTATTGAAAAACCTTTTACTTTACCAGTTTTAACATAGTCGTTCCAAATTTCGTCATTCTCTACTTTTACAGAACCCATCCAAGTACCAACAGGAACATCTAAACCGTACAAAGCTGTTTTATCTTTTGCCTTGTCTTCAACAATCCAACTTTCAACAAGTGTTAAATCTTTTAATTCGCTTTTATGTTCTAGGGTCGAATTTGATTGATAGCCATTTTGTAAATACAATTGAGAAGCTTTTAAGACAGTATCTTTTGAAAAAAATACATAATACTCATTATCGCCATCTCGCCTATAAATTGGCTTCTTTGGTATTAATAAGGCACCCATTAATAAACGTTTTTCTTTGTTTATTTCTGCCAATTGTATTTCTTGGTTATTTAAAGCTATAAAATCTGATTCAATTGCAGGATTTTCAACTACTGAAATAGCCTCTACTCCAATTGCATCATCTTCGTCTAAAATTAATTCTATTAAGTTCATATTTATATAATGTTTTTATTGTTATTTTTTATGTTTTTGTTTACAAAGAAGCTCCTTCAATTATATTTCTATCCATTTCTTGCGCTGAACTTACATCGTTTGCCACAACAAAAGCTTTTATAGGCTCTTTTGATTGACCGCCAATAGAATCTGCAAGCTGACTTGTTTCACTTGCGCCAACTATATTGAAAGATGGTGGTGCTTTTGGTATTGCGCCACCGCCTACACCGCCCCCACCTACACTTCCACTAGATGGAGCAGAACCTCCACCCTTCAATTGACTTAATCCTTTTGCTGTTGCTGCTATATTTGCTCCTATGCTTATACCTGCCCCAATGTTATTTATAGATTTTTCAGCTGCTGCTAAAGCTAGACCTCCAGGCAATAAGGCATATTTTAAAACTGCTGCTGAATTTGCTGCTTGTGTATTAATTACTGTTTTAGCAATACCAACCGCACTTTCTCCAATTAACGCTGCTGCTTGTAGTGCCTTGTTTTTACCTGCTAATTTACCAAGTAAAGCAAAACTAGAACTGACGTTGTTTAAATTACCTTCTCTTATTGAATTTTTCGCATCTGCAACCGCCTTTTCATCTGCTACTTCTTGAAGACCTAAATCTTTTTTTAGTTGTACGTTTTCTTCATTGTTTGTCCTTGTAAATTCATCTAAAGCAATTTGAGCATCTATCTTTGCTTGTGTACCTCCATTTGCTAAATCTACAATAGCTTGTAATCTTTCTTCTTCGATTATTTTTTCAGCTTCGTTTATTTCTATAAGTTTTTCTAATCTTAATTGCTCTTCTAAAATTTGTTCTGCTGCAAATTTCTTTTTTGCAATACTTAAATTAGATTCACTTTCTGTTTTTGAGTTTGTTAATTCTAGTTGCTCTCTGCTTAAAGCCAAATCATTTGATTTTTGCTCCGACCTTAAACCTTCGATTTGTGCTTCAACTGCTGCAAGTTCTTTTTCGGCTTCTATTTGAGCGACCCTTGATTTTGTATTTTCTTTGTCTTTTGCTAGATTTGCATTTGCGATTTGTAGCTGCATTCTAGCTTGTGAAAGCATATTTTGTTCAGCTTCATTTATAGAAATTAAAAGTTCGTCATTTGCTTTTTTTCTATCCGCTAAACTATTTCTTTCTTCATCTCTTATTTGCCTAAGCTTTTCGGCTTGTCTATCAAATTTTTCAAATATTAACCCCTGTGTCGCTGCTGCTAATTCAGCTGATTTTGTCAACTCTACATTTGCCTTTGCTATTTCTATTGCTGCTTTAACGCTTATTTTACCAACTTCATCTGAAATTTTAGAACCAATTGCAACCGCTTCTGTAACTGCTTCGCTAAAATTGTCTACTATCTCTCCACCTGCCAAAGCTGTTTCATTTGCAACCTCTGAAAAAGCTTTTTTTGTTTCTTTTATATCTTCGGTTAATTGCTTTATTGTTTCAGGGTTTTTACCACCAAAAACTGAATTTTCCCAAGCCAATTGCGCCTGTTGTATTCCTAATTTAATACCAAAGAAAGCTAATTTAAAAGGATTAATTGCAACCGTTAAAAGTCCGCCCATAACTTTTCCAAGTGCATCAAAATTCTTAGAACTTTCAGAAACTGCCTTATATACATTTGTAAAAGCGTCTACAACTTGCCCCACAACGATTGAAGCTGTTTCGAAAGCTTTACTAAAAAAGTCTACTGCTTTTTGGTTTCCTTCAAATAATTCTTTTACACTAGATAATGCAGCAATTAATAAACCAAAACCGATAGCCTTTAATGTACCACCTATTTTTTTAAGTCCTCCAACAACACTTTTTGAAGTCTTTGCTACTGCTGAAAGTCCTTTTTCCGTTGCCTTGTTTGAATCTTTTACTTCTTTGCTTAATTTACCGATGCTTTTTTTAACTTCGTCAACTCCCTTTATTGCTTCGTCTGTTTTTGCTTCTAATTCAACAACTATTTTTTCCATTCTATTTCTTGTTTTTGTCTTTTGATTAATTCTTTTATAGTTTCAGGAAACTTATTTTTTCCTTTTGCTAATTGCACAATGTTTTCTTTGCAATCAGTACCTTTTAATAAATCTAATATTTCTTTTATCATATTTGAACTGTCATTGTATTTGATGTTTGTAATACGTTTGCACTATCGTCTAAAGCTTCAACAAAAATAACTAAGGTTGATATTCCTTGGTCTTGGTAGAAACTTAATTCAATAGGGTTTTTATAGGTGTTTACTGTATTCGAAACAGTTCCATTTATTGATACGTTATAACTATCTGACCCATAAAATTCAGTCCATTCAATAAAAATTCTTGGATTATTATCAGGGTGTCCCGAGCCATAAATGTCACTACTTATATAATGGTTTGCTGTTAATAATTGAGTGTAATCGTTCAATAACTCTAACTCTGATTTTCCGTTTTGTAAGTTCGTTTTAATCGAATTTATTTTATAGCTTTTTTCAGAAATTAAAAATTTATCGTTTAGCTTATAATTAAGCAAAATACCTAAAGGCAAATAAGCTGTTAACTTTGTGATTCTATTTGATTCATTAAAAATGCTAGTCATATAACTTATATGGCTTGTATTAAATAAACTATTATTTGCTATCTCGCCAGTAAATTCGTCTATTTCTTGTTTGAAATTTAACGACTTATAATTCCCTGTATTACTTTGTATATTTGTGTTTTGAGGTTGATACCATTTTGATAGTTCTTGCCTACCGTTAAAAGAACCGTTTGCAGCAATTGAATTAACAAAAGAGATGCTAGGGTCTAAAAAATAATCTTTTTGCCTAAGATGAAATAAAATAGGAGAACCGATAAAGCTTTCTTGATTATCATCTACACACCAACCCCACTGAATAGGTGTTTGTTCGCTTGTATTTATATCAACTAATCTCTCAAATTTTAAGTGTTCAAAATCCGCTTGCTGTTTAAATATACCGCCTGAATATTTTGTAGTGTCTTTGTTTACAAATTCTTCCGTACCCCAAGGCTTACCAAATAACTGTTCGTGAGTAGCTGCAAGAAAAGTTTTTAATCCCTTGTAGCTATATTCAACCTCTCTAAAAGGTAAAGCTGAATTAACTTGGCTTTTATTTACGTCAATATATTTAGTAACGTCATAAGTTTTTCCGTTAGAATAAAAATCTTCTAACTTTTTAACAACTATAATCTCATCCTCCAAATATGTAACTAAATTATATTTCTTAAAAATAGAGGTAAGGAAATCCAAAACTTTCATTTTGGGTAATTGCTGCAATATATTAAATTCAAAATCTGTTGTAATAGCTGTATTATAACTATTTATTGTTTCTAGGCTGTAATAGGTGGTTGGATTAGCATTTGAGCCTTGGAATCTATTCCATCTTATTCTATTTTCAAATATTATTCTGTCAAAAATAATAGCTTCCTCGGAACGAACTACTACTGTATACGTTCCCAAGTTTGCAGGCATCTCAACCCCTTCAATATTTCCTTGGCGATTAGTACCAGACCAGTGGACGTTCCCATCTTTATAAACAACAACATCATAATTAACACTTCCGTAACCAGTAGCGGGTCTAACGTAAAACCTTAAAGGTTCAAATTGTGACCATTCATATCTATATATAGCAAATCCCACATTTTCCGACCAGTCACTTGGTATTGATAACTTGAAATTACCGTTAACAATAGTTGACGAAAAAGCATAGTTAGCACTACTTTCGTCAGTCACAAGATTTGTAAATGTAGCTTGCTTTAAAAAAGTTTCAACTTGACCGCCACTTGTTACCTCTCCCTTTGTTCTGTGTAGCCACATATAAAGGTCTTTTATTTCGTCATTATCAAAATTAAAAAAGTCTTCACTAAAGGTTATACCATATTGTTCTTCAATGGCTTTTATAATTACAAGTAATTTAATTGAAAATTTTAATTCATCCCATCTAACACCACGATCTACTGAACTCGTATTATTCCAATATAAATTTCCTGAATTAGCTAAGTTTGTCCCCGAATCATAAGTTAATCTTTGTGTATGCGTTAATAAAGGCACTTGCAAAGGCTCTTCATATAAAACACCGTCGACAGTTTTGTCTCTTTGATTTCTTATATAATCAAAAATAGTAGAAGCGTTATATATAATAGGGTTTCCAAAAGTATTCTCATTGAAATTACCTAACCAAGTTAAATCGGTTAAAACATCGTCCCCTATAACGTTTTTTAAAGATACAGTATTCCCAAAAAATGTAATCCTATAAGTGTGTGCTTTATTGTCTTTTAAATCAACTCCTTCAAGCTTTATATAACCATCTTTGAAAGGTAGGTTATTTAATTCTATTTTTGCTTTTACTCTTATTCTAGCATCGTAACCGTTTTCAATGTCGCTATTATAAAAATGCTTAAATATTTTATTTGTTTCTTTTGAAGCAGGCAAACTAAAAGTTTTCGAAAACTCTGTAAAAACTTTTGATACATCGTTTACGTTTTTTATGGAATCAGTTATTGTTACACTTTCATCCTTGAACATTTCAACTCTTTGCCCCTCAATATATAACTGTATGTTTTGCATCTATCTAATATTGTTTATAGTGTCGAATGAATTATCGAAGTCAAAAGTATACTCTACTAACTTGTCGTTTAAAGAAGTCTTATAAGTGATGTTACTTGTTTTAATGTTTAAAGGCAAAACTTGTTCTACCCCATTTATGTAGTTGGTAACCCAAACCTTTTCAGATAGCAAAAGCTGCTTAAAGACCTCGTTATATTCTTCCGTTAAAAACCCACTACTTAAAGTTATTGATTCTTTACCGACTATATTAAAATCTCTAATAACGTGATTATGTATGGAATAAGTATTTCCGCTTGTTACAGTATTTGCTTTGTAAGTTTCTTTCTTAAGAGTCATTTTTTCAACTGACTTTTTAAAGAAATACATATCTTGCAAAGCTCCAAATTTATTTATAAAGGTTATTTTCTTTGGCTCATATTTACATTCGTCAATCATTTTAACGTTTACAAAGGAGGTTCCGTTGTCGTCTGTTATTTGTATTTTGTCAAAGTCCGATGCTAAAAATTGATTGAAAAAACCTTGCAAACAAGTGCTGTTTTCGAAAATTGCAAAATTTGCTGAAACATAAGTTTCGTAATCAAATATATTAAATTCTGCTCCATTTGCATATTTTATTTGTTCGTCAGATAAATCACTAGAAATATAAGACTCCGTTGCTACCGTTACATTTTCTTTTGTGAAAGTTAATGTAGGATTGTTTAAGGTGTTTATAGGTATTCTAAAAACGTCGCCTTTTAAGTGGTAAATAATATTATTGCTAATCATAGCCGAGGTATTATCTATATTAAAATTAGGGTCTTCAAAATACGAAAAACTATCTAAAGATAAAACACGCTCCTGACTTTCTAAGCTTGTAGTATCGTTAAAAGTGTCGTTAATTATTAAAACCCAAACAGCCCCTTGATTAGCTGATGAATAAGTACCATCGAAATTAACATCTATAAAATCTCTTATTAATTCCGCAACCTCAAAAGTGGCAAAAGTGTTTGGAGAACTTATATTTTTCTTTATTGTGTAGTTTGGTATTGTTGGTGTAGCTTGGTTTTTGTCGCCAGTATAAATATATATCCTACAAGTTGCATAAGTAGCTGCCCCCAAAGATGGCGAATTTGTAAAATAAGGACTTCTAGTATTTATTGCCATTTTATTAATTGTTTATTGTTGTTTCTAATAATTGTTCTGCGTCTAATTTAAACGCTTTTACTATGTCTTTATCTAAATTCTTAAAAGCTTTTTTAAACGGTTTAGTAAAAAATAAACTTGGTTTAATACCATTGTTAAAAATACTTCTTGCAATCATAAATTGTAAAGACTTTCTTTTTATAAATTTTCCCTTATCGTCTTTTGGTGCAATTCCTTTTCTTACTATCCATTTATCCATTTTTGATGGTGGAGGCATTTTAGTTGTATAACTATAAGGTGTATTATATTTCTTCTTTACACCACTTACACCCTTATCTTGAAACACTCCGTAATCTTCCATTAAGAAAGACAAAGAAAAACTATTTTTAGAAACCTTTAAATCACTATCTAAACTATTATAAAGCTGCTTAGAACTGTTCTTTTTAGACCTTGTTAGATTTGCTCTTGACTGACTTATAACATATTTCGCAAAGGCATTTAGTTCTTTTTGAACATTTTCTAACATATTGTTATTTCGTTTGGTACAATTATATCCATACTTAACGCCCAACCTGCCATTTCATTTTCAAACCTATCATAAAAAGGCTCAAAGCTTGGTGTGCCATCTAATTGATATTTGTCTTGGTGTAAATTACCACCTCTTAAAACCTGAACTAACTTATTAAGCACTACCAATTGAGTGTTTAAAATATCTTGCTCGTTATCGTTACCTCTAAATATATTTGTTGTTTCTTCTTTTGAAACGTTTACAATATCCATTGATAAAACAGATAAACTAAAACGTAAAATATTATCCTCATTACCTACATTGTTAACAATAATATGGGACAAAGGGAATATGCTTTGTTTACTTAAATCTATTTTTGTAATATCTCCAGTCGTTACTGTTTTAACATCAACATCTAAAAGTAAGTTGTTTTTAATTGTTTCTAAAACTGTATAAAATCCTTTCATTTTAAAATTTGTTTTTTATATTGCTACTTTCTAGCTCTGTTTTTTCTTTTAAAAACGTTAACATTGTAAAGCATTGGTTTATATTTAATTTAGTGATATCTTCAAACTTTGTAATATCTCCGTTAGCGAGCGCGTAAATTGATTGATACCAACCCCATTTTTTTCCGAAGTTAGCTGTTTTTGAATGGCTTCCATTTCCTGCTGATTGTTGGAATAAAGAATCGTATGCTTCGACAATTCCATCCCTAAATTGTAGAAAAAAAAAAGGCTTCCAATAGCTGCACCCAAAGGCATATCTTTTAAGTTTTCTGAAGTAGTTATATTGTAATCTAATATATTGTATTTTCCAACTCTGCTCTCCTTAATAGGTCTATAAAGTACATTCATTGCAACGTGCATCTGTTCCCAATTACTTGCGTTATTGTCTAGGTCTATATATTCGCCTAAACTCATTTCGTTTAAGTCTGGGATAAATCCATATTCAGTACTACCAATAGTAAATTTTTCTTGGTGTTTTGGTGTTGATTCCAATAGCTCTGATAGTATTTCAATGATAGCTGTAACGCTACTCATCTTTAATTTATAACTATCCGACAAAGGTATACCGCAAAATATTTCAATCATTTTCGCATTTAAA